GCGATTTTGAAGGGCCTGATTCTTAGTGATCGCGGCATACCCTTGTCCGTTCGGGATCGGGGGGAGGCCATGCGCCACGTCTGGCAAGGCCGCCGCTGGGCGTGGGTGGACCCGCTGAAGGATATTGAGGCCACCATTGCCGCCATCAATAACGGCCTGATGAGCAGAACAGAGGCCGCCGCCCAACAAGGCCGCGACCTGTATGACGTCTGGGCGCAGCTGCAAAAAGAGCAGGATGACGCAAAAAGTTTGGGCCTGAATTTTTCGCTTGGCATGGGTGTTGCCCAAGATACGGTTGAACCACAGGAGGATAATACCCCATGAAAACAAGCGTAAAATACACACGGACCTTGCAAATCAAAACCGCGGATTTACAGCCGTCGGATGATCGCACCGTCACGCTGGCCTTTAGCTCGGATGTTCCCTACGAGCGCACCTTTGGCATGGAGATTTTGGGCCACCGCAGCCAAGAGATTCGTTTGGATCGTTTGGAAAGCGGGGCCAATTTGTTGGTCAATCATGACCCAAACGATGTGATCGGTGTTGTGGACAGCGTCACCGTTGACGAGGGCGACGGTCTGGCAAGGGCCGTTGTCCGTTTTGGCCGTAGCGCACGGGCCGAAGAAATTTATCAGGATGTTTTGGACGGCATCCGCCGGTCTGTGTCTGTCGGTTACGTCGTGCATACATTTGAAGAGGTTAAGGGCCAAGGCCAAACCAAAGTTTACAGGGCCACGGACTGGCAGCCCTATGAAATCTCCCTCGTGGCCATCCCCGCTGATATTGGCGTCGGTGTGGGGCGGTCGGATGATACCCCCACCCTTGACCCTGAACCCCAGCCTGACATTCAAACCAAAGCCCAACCCCAAATCACCATCACGAAAGAGGAACCTAAAATGACCGAAGCCCTGACCCAACACGACCCCCAAGCCCGCATTAATGGCATTTATGAAATGAAAAATGCCTTCAGCGGTTATGTCACGGAAAAAGATGTTGAAACCGCCATCCGTAGCGGCCACACCGTGGAGCAATTCAAAGACACCATCATGGCCAAAATGTCCACAAAGCACATGGACACCAGCAGCCTTCACATTGGCATGACCCAAAAAGAAGTCAGGAACTTTTCCTTGGTACGCTTAATCCAAGCCAAACTGACCGGCGATTGGTCACAGGCGGGCCTTGAGCGGGAAGCGGTTGCGGCGGCGGCCAAAAGAACGGGCAAGCCTGTGTCCGAGGGTGGATTTTTTGTGCCTTTCGACATTTTCCGTCGTGATTTTAATGTGGCAACAGCCTCTGAGGCCGGAAACCTTGTGGCCACAGACACCCGATATGACATGTTTACCGATGTTTTGCGTAACAATCTGGTTATGGGCAGCTTGGGAATTCGGTTTTTAACGGGCCTTTCCGGCAATATCGATATCCCCCGCAAAACGGTCGCTTCATCCATTGGTAACGTGACAGAGGTTCAAGCGGCAACGGAAACCCAGCCCACAACGGCCAAATTGTCTTTGACGCCTCGGAGAAAAAGCGCGTTTGTGGAGTATTCAAAGCAGGCCATTTTGCAATCGGGCATTTCCATTGAGGCTATGCTGCGGGATGATCTGTTACAATCCTTGGCTGTGACCATTGAAAACGAGTGTATCAATGGAAGTGGTACGGCCCCTGCCATGCGGGGTATTCGGAACACGTCCGGCGTGGGATCTGTTGTGGGTGGCACTAACGGGGCTAACTTTGCTTGGACCCACGTCATTGGCTTGGAATCTGCCGTGGCCAACGCCAACGCAGAGCCCGATGGGACAGCGGGTTACCTGATCAACACCAAAACCCGTGGCACGGCCAAAGGCACACAAAAGGCCACAAACCTACAATTTTTGTGGGATGGTGGGGCGCAGCCATTGAACGACTACCGTGTGGCGGTGTCCAATAACGTGCCCAGTAACCTCACCAAAGGGTCATCCAACGGTGTGTGTTCATCGGTGATTTTCTCCAGCATGTGGGACATGGCGGTTTTGGCTTTGTTTGATTCCCCAGAAATCACCATTGACCCCTACACCTTGGCTACCAATGGACAGGTGCGCATCACCATCAATCAATACGCGGATTTTGGGATTCGCCAAGCTGCGGCCTTTGCCGTTATGGATGACGCTTTAACCCCTTAATCTGAGATCTAAACCATTAACCTGAAAGGAAAATTTATGCCTAACGTTTTAATCAAAGAAGCAACCATCGTTATCACGCCTTCCAATGAAACCGTCCACGCCAAGATTGGGGAAGTGTTCGCGTTAAACCAAGAAGACGCCGATTCCTTGATAGGCTCCAATCGCGGCGTTTACACCAAAGAAGCCCCTTACCGCATCCCCGACAAAGACGAATCCGCCAAAGAAACGTCTAAAAAGTAGGTGACCCATGCCCTTTGTCGAGCGCATGAGCGCGTTTTTTGATGACATGGGCGAAACGGCCACCGTTGTGACAGGCAATGGTGGCCGCAAAACAGGGACTGTGATTTTTGACAAGCCCGACGAAGATGCCTTTGGCGGTATGTCTATTGGGCGGTCCTGCAAGGTGACCTTTGCCACCACCAGTTTTTCGTTTTTGAGCCACGGTGATGTTGTCACCATTAAGGGCGAGGATTATCGCGTGGAAACTGTGCGCCAGATTGACGATGGCCTATTGTCCGAGGCCACGGTCACGCCGCTGGATGACGAATCATGATCAAAAAATCCCAAGCCACCCCCAAATATATCCTGAGCGTGCGGGAGTCCATCCTGCAAGCAGTGGTGGAGCGTGTTCGGGGTTTGAGCAATACGGGTTTAAAGGTATTCCGGTCCCGCCGCGCGGCCCTTGGCCGTTTGGAATTGCCCGCTGTGATCATTGAGCCCGTATCCGATAGCGGCGAAGTTGACAACACAACGATTTATCAGGATTGGCAGCTGCTGGTTTCCGTGCGTCTGTTCACACGCGGAGATGCGCCCGATGTGGCCAGCGAGGCCCTCGCGGCCCAGATCCATAGTGCCCTGATGGCAGACGGCCAACTGGGCGGCCTTGCGCTGTCAATCACCGGCACCAACGTGACCTATGCGCTGGAATTTTCCGAAGGCACCGCCTGTGAAACGCAGCTGGAATACCAGATCAATTACCGCACCCCCTATGATAACTGGCAACAAAGGATGTAACCATGGCCCAACTGTTCACCCGTAAACAGCTGATTTTGGCAAAGATTGAAACCACCTATGGCACGGATTCCGTCCCTGTTGTGGGCACGGATGCCATGTTGATCAGTGATTTAAGCATGAATCCCGCACAATCGGAATACGTCAATCGGGATTTGATCCGCCCCTATTTGGGGGCCAGTCAACAGCTGCCTGCGGCCATTCGGTCCGAGGTGTCCTTTTCTGTCGAATTGGCAGGATCAGGCGCAGCAGGAACAGCCCCCAAATGGGCCCCTTTGATTCGGGCTTGCGGGTTTGCGGAAACGGTCAACGCTGGTGTCAGTGTCCAGTATGATCCTGTCAGTGGGCCAACGTTTGCCAGCGTCACGATTTATGCCTTTCGGGATGGTGTGCGTCACGTGATTCGTGGGGCGCGTGGCACATTTACCATTGCCATGAACAACCGCGAGCGTCCTGTGATGAACTTTACCTTTACAGGTCTTTATCAGTCCCCCACCGATGTGACCCCCGGAACCGCCGTTTACACGGGATGGCAGACGCCCTTGGTGTTCAATAACCAAAACAGCAGTGCCTTTACCCTACAATCCTATGCCAACGCCGTTTTGTCCAGCATCACCATTGATGCTGGGAATCAAGTGGAATATCGGTCCTTTGTGGGTACAGGGGGTGAAAGCATCCTGATCACCAACCGCGAGGTGACGGGCCAGATCACCATCGAATCCGCAACGCAGGCCGAGAAAGATTATTGGGCGAACGTGCGGGATGCTGTCACAGGCAACTTTACCATCACCCATGGCACCACAGCGGGCAACCGTGTGGTGATTTCTGCCCCCGCAGTACAGGTCACCGAGCCCCAGTATGGGGACGTGCAGGGCATATCCACAACCCAATTTAACGCCCGTTTGACGCCATCGGCCACCGCGGGCAATGATGAAATCCGCATTTTGGTGAACTAAAGGATTGTTATGTTTAGAATTCTCCCCGAAACCTACTTTTGGCCAATTGTGGCCCACGTGGCCGAGAATGGCCAGATCGTTGAAAAGACGCTGTTTGAGGCGGAATTTAAACGGCACGCCCTAGACAAGATTGCCACCATTGAGGCCCTGCCACCCGTGGACCAGATCAAGGCCATTGTTGTGGGTTGGCGGGGTTGCAAAGACGTTGACGGCAACGACGTGCCCTTTAGCGATCAGGCTTTGCTGGATTTTATCACCGAGTTTCCCGAAATCATGACGCTATTTTTTCAGGCGTTCCATGAATCGTGGAGTTTGGTTAAAAGAAAAAACTAAGGCAGGCTGCCCTGCATATTGTCGGTGGCAGCCTATCCAAAGCCTATGAGGTTCTCGATATGCGGCAAGATGGGTCTTTGAGCGCAGCGGATGCCAAGGAGCGGCTGGAAAGCCTGACCTGTGATTTGATGGGCGAAAATGAAAAAGCCGTCGAGCTGTTTTTGCTGGTGCAGACTCAGTGGCGTGCTGTGGAAGGGGCGCGGCTGGGGCTGGATTATAACGTTGTGTTTGTGGTTATGGGCAGCATGGGGATCCCCAAAAAAGAGCGTTTGGGGCTGTTAAAGGATATTCAAACCATGGAAGACGAAACGTTGGCATATTTTGCCCGCAAGAGGGAGGCCCGTCATGGCTAGGTTTGAAAGCACCGTCCAGTTTGCCGTCAATGCCCAAACCAACAATGTGGCCTTGCTGGATGATTTCCGCAAACGGGTGGATGGCATTGGCCGGTCCGCGCAACAGTCCACGGGCGGCATTGGGGCCTTGACCTCTGGCATTGCTGGTATGTCTCGGGGCTTGGCGACTTTGGGTATCGGCGTTTCTGTGGCCGGTCTTTTGGGCCTTGGGAAAAGTGCTGTGGACTTGGCCGGAAAATTAAACGACGCCGCCGTTGCCACCACGGTTGCGGCCACGAGGCTGGATCAATACCGCCAAGCGGGTGAACAGGTGGGGGTGTCCTTTGAAACCATCGTGGGGGGTTTGGGTAAATTAAACAAAACCATTGCCGCCGCTGCGTCGGGCAATCAAGACGCCGCCAAGGCTTTTAAGGATTTAGGCATTGCCGTGACAAACAATGATGGGTCCATTCGGGCCACGTCGGATATTTTTGAAGAACTGGCCCAAAAAATCCGCGCAGCCCCTGACAATGCCGCCATTTTTGAGCAAGGCACTAAAATTATGGGGCGTGGCTTCGCCAGCCTGTTGCCGCTCTTGGAAGAAGGCGACGAGGGCATGAGAAAGTTTCAGAGTCGTTTTAGTGAAGAAGGGATTAAAAACCTTGATGATTTTGGGGATAAACTCAACAGGTTAGGCGAGGCATTTAAGGGTATGGCGGCCTCCGTTACAGAGGTTACGGTTTCCGGCCTTTTGGAATCTGTAGAATTTTTGAACAATACGATTGGGTATACCTTACGAAACGCTGGATTGCTAGAACAGCAGCGGCAAAAAATGAATTATACGCCGACGTTTGGAAAAGCCCCCATCAATAACCCCCAAATGTCTACTGTTAGTGGCTTAATGTCACCTATTTCGGGCGGGGATGCTGAGGCAAGGTTTAAGGCTTTAGAGGCAGAAAAAGCCGCTGCGCAAGCCGCCGCCGACAAAGCCGCCCAAGCCCAGCGTAGCTATGCCGCCGAACGCCAGCGCCAGATTGCCGAAGAGGCCCGCGCGTTAAAGCAATTGGCGCAAGAGCGGGCGCGGGAAGACGAACGCCAGCGCAGTGCCGTGTCTGATTTTTTGGCCAGCAGCCGCGAAAAAGAAGAATCCCTGAAATTTGAGATCAGTCTGATTGGCAAAAGCGTGGCCGAGCAAGAAAAAATGGTCATGCTGCGGGATATTGATAACGAGGCCAAACAGCGGTCCATTGATTTGTCGGGGCAATATGCCGCCCAGATTACCGCCGAGGCTGAGGCCACCAAAGCCAGAACAACGGCCCTGCTGGATGATTTTCGCAAGAAACGGGAAGACATCAATGTGGGGATTCAAGAAGGTTTCCAAGATTATTTGACCGACATTCAAGATCGCGCCACGGCGGCGCGGGATGCGGTGGGCAATGCCCTGCGCGGGGTGGAGGATGCCTTTGTCACTTTGGCCACCACGGGCAAGCTATCTTTTCGAGATTTGGCCGATTCTATTATCGCAGACATTGCCCGCATCGCCATCCGGCAAAGCATCACGGGGCCTTTGGCGGGGATGTTATCGGGGGCGTTTTCTGGGGGCGGGGGGGCATCCTCTGGGGGCGGCTTTGGCAGTTTTTTTGCAAGTATGGCCGGATCGGGTGGCAAGGCCATGAGCCCCAGCGGCTTTGTCAATGTTACACCCAACGCCCTTGGCGGCATTATGACCAGCGACGGTTCCATGCCATTAAACCGTTATTCCATGGGGGGCATTGCCAACCGCCCCCAGCTTGCCCTGTTTGGCGAAGGCCGCACACCCGAGGCATTTGTCCCCCTGCCTGATGGCCGCCGCATTCCTGTGGCCATGCAGGGCGGGGGCAATACCAGCGTTGTGGTGCATGTCAATGTGGAGTCTGGATCCCAAAACGTAACCAGCAGTGGGCAAAACGCAGAGGCCCTAGGCAAAACCATTGCCGCCGCCGTGCGATCCACCCTGATTAGTGAAAAAAGACCCGGGGGGCTGCTGTCGTAACCATGCCGTCAACGTTCACCTTTCCTGCAAGCTATGGAACATCCGTCACCCGCACGCCACGGGTCAAGTCCGTCACCTTTGGGGATGGATACGAACAGCGGCAGCCGGATGGCATCAATGTGTTTACCGACGTTTGGTCTATGGCGTTTAATAACATTTCGCCGACGGATGCCATGAGCATTGACACGTTTTTAAGCGGCCTTGGTGGGACGCAGTATTTTTTGTGGACCCCCCCGTCGGGCACAGAGGGCAAGTATATCTGCAAGGAATGGTCCCGCACCATCAATACCGCCAACAGTCAAAGCGTAACGGCCACGTTTAAGCGGGTGTTTGATTTATGACCATCACCACTGCTTTGGCCACAGAAATTCAAAGCCTGTCCCCCACAGCGGTGGTGGAATTGTTTGTTGTGGATTTGACATCTTTGGGAGATTCGGTTTACCGGTTTCATGCGGGGACAAACGCCCTGCAAGCCGCCGTGGTGTGGCAGGGGCAGACCTACACCCCTTTCCCTTGTCAGGCGACGGGCTTTGATCTGTCCACCAATGGCCAGCTACCACGGCCCAAGCTGGTTTTGTCCAATGTTTTGGGCACCATAACGGCTTTGATTTTGGCCACCAAGGATTGCGTCGGGGGCAAAGTCACCCGCAAAAGGACGTTGGTGAAATTTTTGGATGCCGTCAATTTTGCGGGTGGTGTCAATGCGACGGCGGACAGTAACGCCTTTTTTCCTGACGATTTGTATGTGATTGATCGCAAGGTCTCGGAAACCAAAACCGTTGTGGAATTTGAACTGGCCGCCGCGTTTGATATTGCGGGGGTCCAGTTGCCGCGCCGCCAGATCATTCAAAACCTATGCGCCTTTCGGTATCGCGGGTCTGAATGTGGATACGCGGGGCCGCCCGTGGCCACCGAAGGGGATAATGATTTAACCCTAGCCAACGCATCCACGACGCTGCAGCAGAATTTTATCAATGCCCGTGATGCATTAAGAAACGCCATAACCAATACCGCTGTCACGCGCAATGCCCTAGGCCCTGCCCAAAATGCTCTGAATGCCGCAGGCGAACCCGTGTTGTTGGAAGAGCGGTATTCGTCGGGAAACTGGGTGTACCATTTTCGTTATAAGGTGGGCACGGGTCGTTATGAATGGGCCACGTATATTTTTTGGAATGGTTCTCGCGTGTCTTTCAATGCCACTTATAGGCAGGGGCCCTTGGTGTCCGACGGGGCTTGGGAAAAGTTTTATAGAATCCAAAGGTGGGGCGTCAATACCGCGGATCAAACGGCCAAACAAACGGCCTATAACAATGCCTTGGCAACGTATAATGGGGCTGTTTCAGCAGAAGCCACGGCAATAACAAATTATAACAATGCCAGCGCCGCCTTGCCTTATTCGGGAACCTTGTTTGATGCGGACGTCTGTGGCAAGCGGATCAGTAGCTGCAAGAAAAGGTTTCACAATACGCAGGAACGCAGGGGCACAAGCGGTGAATTGCCCTTTGGCGGCTTTCCGGGCGCGGGGGTATCACGATGAACAGCATTATCACAGCGGCGATTTTGGAGCACGCACAGGCTGAATACCCCAAAGAAGCTTGCGGATTGATTGTTTTGAAAAAAAAGGATGGTGTGTACATGCCCTGTCGCAACATCAGCGAAGACCCCGCCATGTTTGTGATTCACCCTGAGGATTATTTGGCAGCGGAAAAACAGGGCCAGATCACCACCATTGTGCATTCCCATCCCGATGCCGATGCCGCGCCATCCGAGGCAGACCGCGTGGCATGTGAGGCCAGCGGTTTGCCATGGTGCATTGTGGGCATCACCAATGCCGCCCCGCCAACTTGGCATACCTTTGCGCCTGCGGGATACAAGGCCCCTTTGATTGGCCGTTCGTTTGTCCATGGGATTTTGGATTGTTACACCCTGATTCAGGATTGGTATTTTGAAGAGATTGGGGTTCACCTGCCCCATTTCCCCCGCGCCGTGGAGTGGTGGAAAAAGGGGGGCAATTTGTATCTGGATCATTTTGGTGATGCTGGGTTTGTGGAGGCTGAGGGTCTTTTGCAGCGCGGCGATGTGATTTTGATGCAGGTTCTTTCTGACGTTCCCAATCATGCGGCGGTTTATTTGGGCGACGATCTGATGCTGCATCATTTGCAAAACCGCCTGTCTGCCCGTGAGCCCTACGGTGGGTATTGGAAAAAACACACAGCCAAAGTGGTGAGGTACGCGCCATGATGCGTCACATTGTCTTGCACGGGGAACTGGCCAAACGATACGGTAAAACCCATCGTCTATGTATTGCCACCCCCGCAGAGGCCATACGCGCCCTAGCCGCGAATCATGACGGCTTTGCTTCCTTTGTATCCGAAAGTGAAACCAGAAACGTGGGCTATCGCGTTGTGGTGGATAAAGAGGACGTGGGGCTGGACGGCCTTCACAATCCCTTTTCCCGTCAGGTCCATATTGTGCCCGTGGTGGGTGGGGCCAAAAGTGCCTTTGCCTCTATTCTGATCGGGGCGGCCTTGATTGGGGCGGCCTTTATTCCGGGGGCAGGGGCAGCCCTATTTACCGTGGCGGGGTCTGCCGTGTCTTTGGCAGGCATTTCCTTTGCGGTTGGTGTTGGTATGGCCTTAACCGGTGTGGGGTCCTTGCTGGCACCGCAGCCTAAAGCAACCGACCCTGCAGAGGCCCCAGAAAACAAACCGTCCTATGCGTTCAACGGTGCTGTCAACACCACCGCGCAAGGCCAGCCCGTCCCCGTTGGCTATGGACGTTTGATTGTGGGCAGTGCTGTTATCAGTGCTGGCATTCAGGCGGATCAATTATGACCCAGACAAACACCCTTTTGATTGCAGGGGCAGGGGGCGGTGGTAAATCCGGCGGTGGGTCCCAGCGCGTTGCCCAAGAATCACCCGATACATTGCGTTCACGGTCCATGGCCCGCATCCTTGATTTGGTGTGCGAAGGTGAAATTGAGGGTCTGGCCACGGGGGATTTGCGCTCGGTGTATTTGGATGAAACCCCAGTGGTTAGCACCAACGGGGCCTATAATTTTACGGGCATCACCATGGACACCCGCAATGGAACGCAAGCGCAAGGCTACATCTCCGGCTTTCCCAGCGTAGAATCCGAAAACGTTGTGGGTGTTGAGGTCAAAGCCTCCACCCCCATCACCCGCAGCGTTTTAGACTCTGTTTACACCCATGCCCGCGTGACCATTGGTATTCCGCGATTGACCCAACAAAACACCAGCAACGGGGACATCACGGGATCATCTGTCACCATGGCCGTTGAGGTCCAACCCAGCGGCGGGTCTTACACTGAGGTTTTGCGCGATACCATCACTGGCAAAACCACCAGCCGTTACCAGCGGTCTTATCGTGTGCCCTTAACAGGGACGGCCCCGTGGAACATCCGCGTGAAACGGATCACCCCAGACAGCACATCATCAGCTTTACAAGATGCCGTGTATTGGGACACCTACACCGAAATCACCGACGAAAAATTGCGCTATCCCAACAGTGCCTTGGTGGCTCTTTTGATTGATGCCGAGCAATTTTCCAGCATCCCCAACCGCGGCTTTGACATGAAGCTGCTGCGTATTAAAATTCCCACCAACGCAAACGTGCGACCGGATGGCACCTTGACCTATAGCGGTTCGTGGGATGGCACCTTTAAAATTGCATGGTCCAGCAATCCCGCGTGGTGTTTTTATGACATGCTGACTAATGATCGCTATGGTCTTGGGGCGTTTGTGGACGAAAGCCAAGTGGACAAGTGGTCTTTGTACACCATCGGGCGGTACTGTGATGATCTTGTCCCTACAGGATTTGGTGGAGTCGAGGCCCGATTTACATGCAATTTGTATTTACAAACACGCGCAGAGGCATATCAAGTCCTGCAAGATATGGCGTCGATTTTTCGCGGCATGACCTACTGGGCAGGCGGTCAAGTCGTGCCGGTGCAGGATGCCCCCAGCGACCCCATCGCGCTTTATACCAACAGCAATGTCGTGGATGGCGCGTTTACCTATACAGGCAGCAGCCTAAAAACCCGTCACACCGTGGCCTTGGTGGCATGGAATGATCCCAACGATTTTTACAGGCAAAAAATCGAATACGTCGAAGACATGGCGGGGATTGCCCGATACGGTGTGATCGAATCCAACATTGTGGCTACGGGCTGCACCAGCCGTGGCCAAGCCCACCGCGTTGGGAAGTGGTTGCTGTACAGTGAGACAAATGAAACAGAAACGGTCAGTTTTCGCACGGGGTTGGATGGGATTGTTGTGCGTCCGGGTCAGATCATTCGCGTGCATGATGCAGATCGTGTGGGCCAGCGGCTGGGGGGACGTGTGGCCGCTGCCACCACCACCAGCGTGACGGTGGATTCATCTTTTGTGCCGGCCGCGGGTACCGGCTACACCCTGTATGCCACATTGCCCAATGGAGCTGTAGGAACCAGTCTCGTGGCATCCGTGGCAGGGGCTGTTTTAACGCTGTCACCGGCTTTGGCCCAAGCCCCTGTTGCAGGTGCGTCATGGATGGTTACAAGTGGGGCCGTGCAAGCACAGCTGTTTCGGGTGGTGTCTATCGAGGAAAGCCAAGATGGCACTTTTGCCATTAATGCCCTAAAGCATGATCCCCAAAAATATGCCTTTGTCGAAAATGATCTGAGCCTTAACCCCACGCCAATATCCTTATTAACCCAACCACCAGACCCCCCACAAGACCTGACCATCGAGGAAAGCCTATACCAAACACCGACCGACATTCGGGTGTTGGTGTCGGTGTCTTGGCAGGCCGTCCCCCGCGCCGCGCGGTATAGTGTGCAATATGCCAAAGATGCGGGCAACCGTGTGACCTTGCCAGAAACAGGCAGCAATTTTGCCGAAATTCGTGACGCATCACCCGGGGTGTATACGGTTTATGTCACGGCCATATCGGATACTGGCAAACGGTCTGTCACCAACGCTTTGCAAAAAACGATCTATGGAAAAACCGCGCCGCCAAAGGATGTTGCCTCGTTTGCCTTATCCAGCATTGCAGGGGGCGTGGCCAACCTGACGTGGGATCCCGCCGAAGATTTGGACGTTCAGGTTGGGGGGTCTATACGGATTCGCCACAGCCCAAACACCACCGGCGTGACGTGGAGCAAGGCCATTGATATTGGCCCCGCTTTGCCCGGGTCATCCACAACGGCCACCGTGGCGCATTTGGATGGGACGTATTTTGCCAAGTTTGTGGATTCTAGCGGCAACAGCAGCATAAATGCTGTTTCCGTGATCACAAATGTGGCCAACACCATGAATTATAACGCTGTTCAAACCATCACGGAAGCCGCCCCATTTGCAGGGGCCAAAACCAATACGGCCTATGATTCTGGTTTGACGGCCTTAATCCTTTCTGGCGGTGTGACGGTTGTCCCCACAGGGACCTATGATTTTGCCAGCATTATTGATTTGGGCAACGTGTACGTTTCCCAAGTCACGGCGGCTGTGACAGCAGAGGGGTTCACACTGAATGATTACATCGGCGCCAGAACAGAGAATGTCAGCACATGGCCATCGATTGCGGGCCAAGTGATTGATGACGTAAACGCAATCTTGCAAGTCAGCGTCACCAACGATAACCCCTCTGGCAGTCCCGTGTGGACCGATTATGCCCCTTTCTTTATTGGCCAGTACGAAGCCCGCGCTTATCGGTTTCGTTTGGCATTGACATCCCAAAACACGGCAAACAATATCGCCGTGAAACAGGCCGTTGTTGTCGTGGATATGCCGGATCGTGTGGAAACGGGCCGCAATCTCACCACCACCACAGCGGCCTATACCGTCACGTTCCCCAATGCCTTTTGGCAAACCCCCGCCATCGGCATCACGGCCCACAACATGGCTACGGGGGATTATTATACCTTGACGGCCCAAAGTGCCACAGGGTTCACCATTCGTTTTTTTAACGCCGCCGGTTCGGGCATTGCACGGACCTTTGATTATTTGGCCAAAGGCGCAGGCCGCAAACTCTAAAAGGAGCAGACTATGTCACAAAATGATTTTTCTATCGCCGATCAGCCCGGGGCCAGTTTTCTCTCAGAGCTGAATAGTCAAATTCAGGCGTTGGCCACGTTATCCTCTGGCCCAACCGCCCCCACCACAACCTATGCTTATCAGTTTTGGTATGACACCACAAACAGCCTGCTCAAAATCAGAAACAGCGGAAACAGCCAGTGGATCACCATCGGCAACCCTGCCGCCGATACCAGCGTCGATATGTACATCGCCAACGCGCTGCGGGCGCGTCTGAATGACACGGGCCTAGGGGTTGGGGTATCTAACCCCGCCTACGCCCTAGATGTGTCAGGGGATGTGAATGTGACGGGGGTGTTTCGGGTGGGGGGTGTAGACATTCAAAACAGTCATCGGTCGGGGCTTGTGAACATGTTTCGCAATCCATTTATGGAAGTTGCGCAAAGAGGAACGTCAGGAACCATTACAGCGGGCACAGGAGCTTATACTTTAGACGGTTGGGCTGTAACGGCTTCTGGGGGAAGCGTGTCTTGGCAGCAAGCTGGGTCCGTTTTAAGTGGCTCTACGTATAGTACAACCTCACTTGGCCTTTTGGGGTCATCGGGATTGACTGCATGCGGAATGTACCAACGTATTGAAAGCAATATGGCGGGACAGATTTCTGGAAGACGGGTAACGGTTCAGTTTGTAATTTCAAACCAAACAGGGGCATCTATAACGCCCACAATAGCCACTTATTACCCAACGGCAACGGATAATTATACATCAGTCGTTGGTGATCTTGGCCTTACATCGTTGCAAACCATTGCCTCTGGCGCAACAGCAACAGTTTCTTATACGTTTAACACACACTTTCTTGGTAGCCGTGGGTATGGCTTTGATCTTAATTTTGGGGCGCAACTCAATGGCGCTGGGAAAAACGTTTATATTTCAGCAGCGGACATTCGTGTTACCCCAGATGCGCCTTTGGGGTTAAATAATGCGCCGCCACGTCCTGAGTATAGACCAATACCTACAGAAATTGGTTTGTGTGAATGGTATCTTGAAACTGGAAGGGTTTATGGTTATGGCATTGCAGGTGGCGCAGGAAACTCTAGGGCCGCCTACCGTTCTTTTCGAAGTCGCAAAAGGACTGTGTCACCAGCTGTGATTGTGTCAAACATCACTTATGCAGGAGCGGGTGCAAATACATTGGTCGTCGAACAAGTAGATTCTACTTTTTTTGGTGCTCGCGTTACGACGACAACATCAGGAAATTTTGTTGTTGATTTTGATTTTCTAGCATCATCGGAGCTTTAATCATGACTTACACTTACGCCAACCCACAAAACACCCGTATCACAGACGGACAAGGTTCGTCCATTCCCGTTGACGAAACTATCGCGGAATACCGAAAACTGATTGCGGATAATGTCACTATTGAGCCCTACGTTGCCCCACCGGATCCCGTGCCGGATTTAACAGTGCGGCAATTTATGATCGGTTTGCACCTTAATGGCATGATCACCGAAGCCGAAGCCCGCGATCGTAACACAATCCCTTTGGCTATTGATGCGGTGTTTGGGACATTGCCGCCAAGCGGTGCCGCCGCCGCCCGTATCACGTGGGCTATGATGACATCCGTTCCCCGCAATGATCCTATGGTGGACGCTTTGGGCCCAGTCTTTAACAAAACACCAGAGGAAATTGACGATTTTTTCAGACAGGCAGCCTTGATATGACATGGTTGACCGCAATCTTAAAAGAGTTGGAACGCCCCGACGATCAAGGCCGTGATTGGTATGGGTGGGCAACAAACCAGATGAGTCATGGGTTGTTAGGGGTGGCAGGCGTTGCGGTTATCATGGGGCTGGTGTTGCCCTTTGTCGCCCTTGGCATTGTTCTGGCCCTTGCCGCCACCAAAGAAGGGTATGATCTGGCCAAAGGTGGACGTTTCAAAGATTCTGCACAGGATTTTGCTTTTCAGGGCTTTGGTGGCGTTCTGGCCATGGCCTTGATGACACAAGATCAGATTGCGGCATGGGCGGCCGTGTGCGTGTTTGGGCTTGGTTTGCTCGGTGGAGTCATACCCCGCGCCCGCCGCGCCTTAATCCAAATGCCGTTTTGACCTATCCCAAGGGCCCCCTAAAAAAAGGTAACTGCCCCATAACTGACCCCTTAAAAAAAGCGCAAATTGAAAATATGGCGGGAAACCTTGGTGCGCTCGATTGGACTTGAACCAACGACCCTCAGATTCGGAATTTTATTCCTAGCACAATTTATCCGGCAATACCCGTCTTTTTTTGTTTCCCTATCGAAACAAACAGGGCCTTTTTGACCCCGTTGCTGCCCCATAACTGACCCGTAAATGGTGAAATTGGTGTGTCTACAAAGTATGCCTTTGAGGTATGACCTTTGGCATTTTAAAAAACCGCTTGGCAGGGGTGTTGCCCACGTTACGCTTTTTATAAAGGTAACATTTTCATGGGGTTTTTATGGCGATTCAATTATCGGTAGCTGTTCGCAACGGGCGTCTTGATGTTATTGAAAGCACAATTGGGGCTTCAGCAATTCTCCGAATTCGTACAGGAGCCGCCCCAACAAACTGTGGTACCGCAGACTCTGGCACAGTATTGGCGACATTGACGTTGCCCAGTGACTGGATGTCGGCCGCCTCTGGCGGTGTTAAATCTCTTCTTGGCACATGGCAGGATGCAGCAGCGGATGCCACAGGAACGGCTGCCCATTACCGTATTTACGACAGTTCGGGAACAACCTGTCACCTTCAAGGCAGCGTGACGGCTACGGGCGGTGGCGGTGATATTACCGTCGATAACGTCTCTTTTGCCACTGGCCAGCAATTTACCATCACATCATTTTCTTTGACCGATGCTAACGCTTAGAGGGCATTGCCATGTCTGTCCCCCAAATCCTTATCGACAAGGTCGCGGAATCGCAGTTTGACAACCTAACGGAATCGGAGGTCGCAGATGCGTTAAATGCGCCCGATGCGTCTTTGGCTTATGTTAAGCAGGATGTTGCCACCTCTGATATAAAAGAGGTTTTACTTTCCAGTGGTGAATGGGCGGCCATTGTTTTAACGGCTGATAATACGTCGGCCCCTGAAAGTTTGAGGGGCGCATGTATTGTTGTGCGTGACACTTTTAAGGAGACAAATACAATTCGAACGTCTCTTTCTGGTATTTACACCCAAACTAACGCGGTTTTAAGTGGCCTTTTGGGTGCAGAGGTTATTACGCAAAGCACATACGATGCTTTGATTGCTTTAACCAACCGCCGCCCTTCATGGGCAGAAGCCAATAATTTATCACCCGTCACATCGCGTGATGTAGGGTTAGCGAGAGGAGCATCATAGTATGTCTGTAGCAAAATGGACCGCTCTTAGCACGGAATCAAGCAACATTGCTGGAACCGCCCTTGATAGTAAAGCCAATGGTACAACAACGTTTATTGCGGATATAACGAATACAACCGACAAAGATTTGTATCTTAACGTATGGATGACCATGGGTAGCATTACCCCTACCGCAGGCTCTAGCGTTACATTACAGTTGCGGCAAAAACGATCACCAACGTATGCAGAAAACACTTTAGAGCAATATGTGGCTGCTACAAATGGTACGGGTGCGCGGGTTGTTGAATTAGCGGCGGTTATGAGGATTCCTCATGGGGGAACATTTGGTCTTTACTGGACAAACAATTTAGGTGTGACAAGTGCAGCCAGTGGAAATGCGGTTTACACGCGCACTTGGAACGAGGACATTGTTTAAATGCCACGCGGCCTAAATCCTTACGATGAGGCTGTGTTGCAAAGAAGGCTTTGGACACCTAACTTGCTGCGCACCGCTTTGTGGCTGGACGCGAATGACCTGCCCACGATTAGCACTGCCACGGGCGTCAGTGAATGGCGTGACAAAAGCGGGAACGGAAGAAATTTTACGCAGGGAACTGGTGGAACTCAACCTACCTTTACGCCAAACGGTTTAAATGGAAGGCCCGTGCTTTCATTTAACGGATCACAATACTTGACCTCGCCCGCTGCGGCATCAATGTGGAACTTCCTGCATAACGCAAACGGCTCAAGTGTCTTTGCCGTGTGGAAGGCTGGAAACAGCAGCGATCCGAATGCGATTTATACCTTGCTCGGGAACAATGCGGGCGTTTCCGGGAACACTGGCTTTTATATCGTATATGACGACAGGGTTAGTTCTTCCCGAAACGACAGGGTGCTTACCCAAGTCTCAAGGGGGGTTAGCGGTAACTCAGCAGTACAAGTTCAGACGGTAGATGGCGCACATCCAGCGAATGTGCCTACAATCATTTCGTTTATTAGCGACCCGAACAACGGCACGGCTGCGAACAGGGGTTTCCTTCGGATTAACCGAACGCTGATCCAAACCAACGTGGATACGAGCGCTCCGGTTGCCACCGATGCTTCGTTCGCTTTGCAGATCGGCGCATGTGGCAATAATGTGCTGCCGCTTACCGGCTACATCGCTGAAATCGTCGTCCTTGCCTCTATTGCCAGCGGCGTGGTGCGGCAACAAGTTGAAGGTTATTTTGCTTGGAAATGGGGCTTGCAAAACTCTATAGTTGCCAATCACCCGTTCCGTAACCGCCCCCCTAATATTGGTGACTGATTATGTTGCGGGTTCGGGTTCCCAGAATTGATGCGGTTACAACGGGCGGCATAACGGGAACGGGTAGCGTCACCCTTGGGGATTTAACAGGAACAGGCACTGGCACTTTAGGAAATGTTCCTATCCAAGGGGTGGGGAATGTCACTCTTGGGGCCATAACAGGATCAGGAACAGGCTCTCTATCAATTTCAGGCGCGGCCAGCGTTGCGCTTGGGGTATTGACGGGTACGGCGACAGGGGCTTTGCAGATTAAGGGGCAAGGGTCTGTAACCCTTGAGAGCCTCACAGGATCAGGCACGGGTGCTTTAGGCACGCCGCCTATCACGGGATCAGGAAATGTCACCCTAGGGGCCATAACCAGCAGCTCCACAGGGGCCCTACAGATCAAAGGCACGGGGGATCAGACCCTTGGTGCTGTCACCGGCAGTGGAACAGGCAGCCTTTCCGGCGGTCCCAATACAGGGTCAGGCAGTGTCACTTTGGGATCCGTAACATCGGTTGCCACCGCAACGCTGGCCATCAGAGGCACGGCCACCGCAACCCTTGGCCCCGTCACCGGAACAGCCACAGGAACACTGTTGGCCACGGGATACATTCCGCCGCTGGCCAGTGACGGCGTTCTGTTGTCCCAAAGGCGGCCTTACGTCTTGGGCAGAAACCGCCCCTACAAAAAACCCCAAACCCAACCCATGAGGATTCTATGACCTTTCGCACAGACATTCATAATACCCTGTTCACCGAAAAATACCCAACCGAGGCCGTGATCCGTTATATCGACTGGTCCGATCGTTTGATTCTGGCCACGGGGGCATCGGATCCCATCGCCACCAGCACGTGGACAGGCCAAACGGGTATCACCATCAGTAACAGCTCTTTTGACGCCGTGAATGGCACGGCCCAAGCCCTCTTTTCCGGAGGCACGGCGGGGCAGACGTTCAAAATCACCAACACCATCACCACAACCGGCGGGCAAACTTTGGTGCAAGCCTTTGAATTTCGGGTAGAACAGCCATGACAACAAACGACATTCACATCACCGTGGCGGTTTTGGAAGAACGGCTGGGCGGCATTGAAAAGCATTTGTCCCGCCAGACCGAAGCCCTTGAAAAGCTGGCCGATAATGCGGTCCAAATTGCCCTGATCCAGCGGGAAACAAAGCACCTGAAAGAAGCGGTGGAGGCCATGAACGACCGCTTAGAAACACACCTCACATCCCACCGGCAAACCACCATGGGGATTATGTTTGAGGTTCTCAAAGTCACGCTCGCCATCATGGGCGGTGCGCTGATGGCCAAATACGGCCTAAAATAACCAAAGAAAGGAAACACGACTATGAAAGACATTATCCTCGGGCTGATTCGCCACACCGTCACCACCATGGGGGGCGTTTTGGTGACCTCTGGCTATGTTGACGAAAGCGGCGTGCAGACGCTGGCAGGCGCGGCGGCGGTGATCGTTGGCGCGGGCCTCTCGGTGCTGGACAAAAAAATCAAGGCCAAAAAATGACAAAAACCCTGCGTCCTATCAGTGACACAGCCCTTGCTCTGGTTAAACGGTTCGAGGGCTTTTCCCCCACGCGCTACGTCTGCTCGGGGGGCAAGCTGACCATAGGCTATGGCCACGTGATCACCAAAGCCCATATTTCTGATTTTGAAAAACCCATCACAGAACAACGGGCAAGCCAAATTTTGATGATGGATATGACCTACGCCCAGCAGGCCGTGGATCGGTTGGTTAAGGTGCCCCTAACCCAAAACCAATTTGATGCCCTCGTGTCTTTTGTGTTTAATATTGGGGAGGGGGCTTTTGCCGCCTCTACCCTGCTGCGCCTCCTCAATAAAGGCAAGTATGACGAGGCGGCTTTGGAATTTAACCGCTGGATTCATGCGGGCGGAAAACGCCTTGAGGGACTGATCCGACGCCGTCGGGCCGAGCGGGAGCTGTTTTTGCGGGATTAAGGCCCCACCACTTGGCAGGGCCTTCCCCTTTATTGTTGGGCCAGCGTGAACACCACCAGCCCGATGACAGCAAACACTTGTAAGATATCCATGACTACCGCCTCCCCACTTCTGGCATGGGGCGGGCCAGTTCGTCCATGACGTAACGGGCCTGTTGTTCCCGCATCCTTTGGCTTAGGGCCTCGCGGTCCTCGACCTCGACAGAGGCTTTGGTGGCCTGATACGTGGTTACGGGGGTGTCTTTGTCATCGAATTGGGGAACGGTGATGATCCCCGTGACGATAACCCCGATCAACATCATGACCATGCCGCCTGTGGCTTGCAGTTTGTTTTGGATCGTGCCGCCCGGCAGTACCTGACCCACCGCCCATAGGGCGCAGGCCAGAATAAAGATACACTGGAATGGTTCTAACATGATCCACCCCCCTACTGTGCAGCGTTCTGGTTGGCGATGACCAGACTCATGGACTTTTTCAAAGAGGCGTTTTCCTCTTTCAGACGCTGAATCGTGCTGTCTTTGTACGATTTGTGTTTCATCAGGGTGTCAGCGGTGTGGCTGAAAATCCAGTCCACCGCCGCGATGGTGTCGGAATCCACGGCGTAAACGCGGATTTTCTCGTCCACACGGTTCATGGTTTCGTTCAGGGACTGCATGCCCCCGTTCAAAATGGACAGATGGCCGTCTAAATCATCCAGAATTTTCCCCAGCTTTGACAATTCGCCCAAAACACGCCCCACCTGTTTCGTCGTGGCGGGGTTGCCCTCGGTGCCGTCTTCCAGTAGGCTTTTGGCGTAGACCGTTCCCTGAATGGACAAGGGGGAGGGTTGGGCCGATTGCTTTCCGTAGTTGTCTAAAATATCCAAAACCCATTTACGAAAATGTTTTGCCTTTGGGGTTTTAGAAAACATGGCCACTAAATGGCAACCACGGAGAGAAAACACACGGACATCACGCTTTTGACCCTGCGTGTTCATTTTGACCACGCAGCTCATTCCTTTTGAAAATTCAGTTTTGTTACGGTCAAAAATGCGGTGGACGCTTCGTTCGTCCTGGTAGCCAAGAGCTTTCGCTAAGTCTAAACATAGCAACCACGGTTGGCCGTCCATATCGTAGATTTCAAGACGGGTGTCATTGAAGTGAAGGTTGTCTTTTAAAGTGAGAGATTGAGTCATAGTCTTGTTTCCTGCTTGTAAACAGAGGCCCATAGGACGTGGCCACTTAACGTCAGGAGCTACAAACAGAAACAAGTGCTGCCGGAGTATTCCCCTTGCGGGTATTGTATTATCCGACTCCCGACATAACCAAAATGTGGGCTCTAACTTTTCGTAGTAGTCACGCTTGCTTGGTGTTTGTAGCACCTTACCTAGCGTTATACATGGGAAAGGTTAAAGTCAAGTAAAGAAAATTTTATTGCGCCTTACATTTCTATATGCTTTTCTCCTTTAAATTGAAACGAAAGGTATGCCATGAAGTTTAAAAATCCCCAGAATGATTATGTTGAAACTTCCAGCGTTCCCTTTTTATGGGCTTTGCTTTTTGGTCCCTTGTACTTTGCTTTTAAAGAGATTTTGGGGCATTTCATTATTTTCTGTTCACTCGCTTCATTGATGGCGTTTAAGGTTCACACTTTTTCACCCATCTTTGTTTGGATCGTTTACGCTTTCTTTGCTTCATCCATTGTCGAGTCCTCTTACCTGCGCAGAGGTTGGGTAGAGGCCAAACCGGCGCAAAACACAGACCCTGTTCTTGGGAACATTAATAAGATTAATGCGCAAGACATATTTTACATTGCCGCTATTGGTCTTGTGTTGTGGATTTTGGCCACGGTTTTTGGTAAATAATCTTTTTAATTGGGTCGAATTCGACCCCTTTAAACACCCCCGTTTGGGGGATTAAACCTTATCCAACCTTTCCTTCAAACTTTGATTAAACCAGCCCGTTTCGGTCCTCTGCCAGACGTCTTTGGTTATGGTTGGGGCATCGGTGCATCCTTCCGCGGCCAGCATGGCAAAGCCCGCGATATCGTGCCAAGAATCGGCATAGTTTGGATCCCCATTGAGGATGCGGGCGATTTTGTGGACGATCATGTGCAGGGCCTCTTTGTGGTGAGGGGCCAGCAGGTGCCAGTTATCGTGACCGGCCATGGTGTTTTTCAGGCTTTGGGACAGCGTGGCATTCATGCAAAAGGTGCCATAGCGTTCGCCGCGCTCTTTCAGGATTTCGGGGAGTGTTTGGATCATATAGGTCTCTCGATTTTATACAGCAAAGACAGCAAGGTTTTGGGCACGCGACTATGAAAGGCAGCATCGTTGTGGACGTGACCTTGGGGCGTTGTGCCGCCCCAGATGGCCCTGCCTGTGTCACTGATGCCCACGATCAGGTGGTACCCGTTTTTGCGCCAGACCATGGTCAAATCCCCCGTGGGCTCGGGCACAAGATCAGGGCGCGAGATATCCTTGGGCAACATGGCCAAAAAGCGTTTGGCATACCCAATGGACCTCTCACGAATGGCATGGGCCCCGTAACCGTCCCAGTCTGAAACAAGGCAGGATGGGTCAATCATAAAACCCCCATAAAATGGCGGTAAGAAACCACACGACAAACAAAACCCGTCGCAACTGTCGCAATTTCTTAACTTCGTTTTGCATGGTGTCTCCTACTGCTTTTTCCGATGATCCAGCGCCGCTGCCGCCTTGTGCAGGTGGTTGGGTGCCATGTGGCCATAGGTGCGCTCCACCATGGCGCTGGATGTATGGCCAAGGTACCGTGCCACGTCAAAGACAGGCACCCCCGCCTGAACCATCCAGCTGGCGGCGGTGTGACGCAGCGTGTGGGGCGTAACGCGCTCTAAACCCGCTCGCTTGCAGGCGGCCTTAAAGCTGCCCTTGATATCCCCAATGGCGGCTTGGTTATCGTGGATCACGGGCCCAAAGGGCGTGCCCCGTTTCCGTGCCAACAGCAGGAACGTCCGCAAGCGGCGCGTGATGGGGATGGTGGCGTGCTTTTTGTTTTCGGCCCCTGAGTCGGATTTCAGATAAATCAGGTTGTTTTTAAAATCTACCTGCCCCCATTTCAGAGTCAGCAAGGCCGTTTTCCGTCCGCCGGTATACAGTCCCAAAAGGATAAACAGGCTCAGGTATTCCCGCGACAGGCCCTTGCGGCTGGCCCACAACAATCGAGCGGCCTCGCTGCGGGTTAAAAAGCGATCCTTGGGTTTATTCAGGGCAGGCACCCATACGGGTATTTTTTGCAGCAGCCGCCCCATGCGCCAATCATAATTCAGGGCGGCGCGTAAATAAGCCAATTCACAGCGGGGGGCCGCCGTGGTTTTTGTGGCGCGGGTTTTGACGTACAGGCGACAGGCCCGCTCATTCACAATCCCCGCGGGTTTATCGCCCCACCAATCAATCAAGGGCTTTAAGGCCCCTTTCAAGGTTCTTAACCCCTTAATCGTCATATCAGGCCCCTTTTCGTCAAGATAACAGGCCAAAACGTCGCCTATATAGCGTGCATCGGGATGACTTGGCCGGTTGTCGGCGGGTTTCTGTGCAAGGAATCCTTGATAATACTCTCGTGCCGTCTCAGCGTCGCTTGTGCCCGTGCTTTGGCGGCGGCGGCTTCCCCGCTCGAACCAGACGATTTCAAAAACGCTTCGGTCTTGCCGCCACTCAAGGCGCGGTCCTGTGTTTTTTCTGGGCATGTCTTTGTTTCCTCTATATAATCGTAAATATCCTTTTGGTGAAACCGCCAGCGGCTGCCAATCTGAAAGGCCCTTAACCGCCGTTTTCTGGCCAAGGTTTTGATGTGGGCTGGCGTGGTTTTCAGGAACGCCGCCACCTCTTCGGGGGTACAGATTTCGGGGAGGGCTTGGCTGGTCATATCGCCATCCCCGGTAACAGTGGCTGTCCTACATGGTGGGCGTAAAGCTGCAAACAGCCCGACACCTCCAGCATCTCCTGCCTTTTTTTAGCATCGGCCTGCGCCTCCATGATTTTCACGAGCAAGCGCAGGGCTTTGAGGTTGTAACCGTCCCCCTTGGCGTCGTTGTAAAGGGTGGCAATGTCTTCCCGAATCGCCCGCATTTCGTTTCTCAAAAACAGAACGCGGTTTGCCAAAGCCTTTAAAGGAAAATCCTCCGGCGTTTCTGCCAAAGACCGCAAGCTGGCGGTCACGGCTTTGACCTCGTCCCCCGTAAAGGTCAAGGATCCGCTGTCGTGGGATATTTTTAACGTTTCGGATTCTAAGGTCATGCCGCCACCTCTTCGGTTTGCAGTCTTTCATGTAGCGCATCCACGCCGCCAAAGGAGATGTCCACGGGGCTTTCCGTATATTCCCCATCAATGATCTGGCCACGTTCGCTGGATTCGTCCACCATAACGGCGCGTTGGATTTCCAAACTCACGGGCAGGTATTTAAACAGGCGTCGCAGGGCCGTTTTTTTGGCCATCTCCTCAAAATGCGTCACCCATGGGCCACTGTTGCCCGCCTTGCTTTGTTGGCGCACCTTTTGGACCTCAGCCACGCTGAGTACATCAAATTGGGTACCACCGCCCACCAACTGGGCCACGGCGTAAACGTGGGTTAGGGCCCCGCGATCCCCAGCGGCAAAATTGGGCTCGTGCATCAATTCGGGGTTTAAACCATAGGCGACACGGAATTTGTCGTTGCTATACACCGCGCGGGCCTCCATGGATTTGATCTGGCCAGAGCGACGGGCCAAATCCAACAGGCCCTTGTAACCTATAATCAGCTGGACCTCTTTTTTGCCTGTGTCTTTATTATTAAACGGCAGCAAATACGCATGGCCCAAAACACCCCCGGGCTCCAGCCCCATCTGGGAACACTGCATGATGGCCCCTAAGAAACTGGCTTGATCACAAAGGCCAAGTTTTGGGTTTTTGCGGACCTCTGTTAGGGCCACGCGGGTCATGCGATCCGCCGTGATATGTTTGGGAAGGCAGCGGGCGATTTCCGTTTTCATGGATTCCAAAACGCCCTGTAGGGTTTTTGGTTTTGTGGCAATGGCGGTGGATTCAGTCATGGTTTGTCTACCTTTCGTTGTTAGTGATTTGTTTTTTTAGTAGCCGTAAAAACTGGTGCGCGTGTTTTAAAAACTCTCTGAACCAAATTTTTGCAGACATTTGCAGTGTGTACTCTGGTTTTATGGGTGCATTTAGCGTTGATGCTAAATACATAGCTATTGTTGCCGCTAAAATTTTTTGCTCCGCCATTGGGTTGTGCTCACAAAACGCGCTAACTTTGATTAAAAAATCACATCCATCTCTGGCAAGAAATTCAGCGCATTCTTCGCTTTGCAAATCCATAATTTTTCTCTCTTTTTGTTGTGGTTTACTTCACAAGGAACCGCCGCGTTTCGCGGGGCACTTTGTATTTTTCAGCCATTCCCGGGTAGTCGGCGGCGAATTGCTTTTGGTCGAACACCTTGGATGTGCTGTTTTTCCACGTGACAATGGGCTTGCTTTCCCACGTTAGCGTGGCGGCATTGCCCATTTCGGCCTTGATCTGAATCTCCAGATCCTCGGATTCCTTGGTGATGCGTTTCAATTCATCCCGCCGGACCTTCAGCTGGGCGCACAATTCGAAAAGATCAGGCGTGGCCTCAATGGATAACCCCTCATCCCCCCGTTTAAACAGACGATCCACATCGGTCAACTTGGTGGGTGCCGGTGGCTGTTTCATGACAATGTGGTTTTCCCAAAACAGGCGGCCCCGCTCCAGCAGCATGGATTCGAGAGGGGCCTGACGCTCGATCACGTATTCCCGCACCGTGGCCGAGCGCATAAACATGGCCACGATGTGGGCGCGGGGCAGGTCAAAGATAGCCAAATACCACAAAACCTGCGCCAAATACGAATCAGGGACGCGGTCCGTGCCCTCTTCCCCAAATTGATATTCTGTCGGGGAATTGGGCCAGACGGTTTTAAACTCCACCACCGCCTGTTTGGGCACCAAGGCATCCACGTTGCCCAAAGCCCAATCATACACCGCATGGCTGCGCTGTTCGGGGTGGTCAAGGGCCACTTGGTGACGTATGGCATAATCTTGGGCCAGCAAAGGCTCCATCAGGCTGCCCCAGTGGGCCTGTGGTGACGCGCTATAGGGTTCTGCAGGTTCAACCTTGGACAAATACACATCCACAGGGGTTTTGTAGGGTGACAGGCCGCAAATGGCCCCAATGTCACTGCCCCCAATGCCGTGCCGGCGGGTTTCGAGTTGTTGTGCTGTTAGCATAAGTCCTCCAGCTCTTTTTGCGTTACAGTCCGGACATAGCGGACGCGGCCCACATAAGTTTTGTCGTGGCGGTGCTGGTTCCCAGTGGCAAATCCCTGCCTCCACGCCTCAAGCTCTCTAATTTCCAACGAAGACCAATACAAAGCCTTGGCAAAGCCACCGATTTGACGTCGGTAAACATACAAAAGTCGTAACTCTTCCGGATCAGGGCAGCGAAACAATCCTGATTTTAAAACAGCTTTCTCCCATGGCACAAGCTCTGGGCCATCCTTTGCTTTACACACAAGATAACCATCTTCCGTGGGATGTTCCCCCGCGTAGATGGTCCCGTCTTTTAATTTTTCACCTATTTTCAACATAGTGCCTCCTTGTTTTTATTATTCGTTACTGGCCAAAACCACAGCATCCACGTCCAGCGGGTCCACGCCCGTGGTCACTTCGCCGTCGTTACACAAAACGGGGTTGTTGCCCGCCATTTCACAGTCCGACGCGGCAAACGCACCCGTGGACAGGGTCAAAAATAAAAAGACCAAACGCATCACTTGCCCTCCTTTTCCAAAAGAGACACGCGGGCCTCAAGCCGCAAATACGCCTTACCATTTTCAGCGCAACGTTCGTGCAGGTGGTCGAAGGCTTCAATCTGCCGTTGCTCTTGCCTGATGGCGAAAAACTGCCACAGCACAAGGCCAAAGCAGACGATGTATAGGATGATGATGTGGGTGGACATGGTTGGCTTCCCTAGTACTGATTTGCCCATTTAAAGACTTTTATTGTTTGGCTTAGTACTAGGAGCATAGTACAAGGCGTACTAGAGCGCAAGATGTTTTTTTGCAAAAATGAAAAATAAATCGCCCCTGTAAACAGGCGTTTGGGCCTTGCACCAAAAAATCAAAAGGAATCTAACAGCGGACGATAAACGCCACGACCTTGCCAAGGATTTGGGCCCCATACTTTGCGGGGATGGGGTCATAATCGTCCCGCGTCGATTTGGGCTGAAACAGTTTCAGGCTGTTGTCCCACATTTTAAAGAGGACTTCTCCATCCTGAATGGCCACAATGGCTTGTTTATGCAGGGCTTGGGGGTCGGTTTGTTTGGGATCAATAATAATGGTGGAGCCGTCGGGGGCCACTTTGTCCATGGAATGCCCCTGCACCTTTAGGGCAAAAAAGTCCCCGCGTTCGGTGTCAAAAGCCACCGTTTCATAATCTGTGAGATCATCAAACGTGACCATAGGTTCCCCCGCATTCACCACCCCGCGAATGGGGACATGACGATAGGGAAAGGGGTGGGCCTTAAAAATCAATTCTGAAAGGCTAACGTCCAGTGCCTCGGCAATTTTTTCCAAAACATCAATTTTCAGGGATCGGGTCTCCATCTCCAGTTTCCCGACAATGCTTTGAGACATACCGATTTTATCCGCCAGTTGCTGTTGAGTTAGGCCCGCGTTGCCTCTCAAAAGACGAATGTTTTTTCCAATATCAATTTTCATAATACCACAAAATACATTATTTTGTTGGGCTTTGCAATTCCCTATTGACGAATTAGGAAAGGTGCTTTAGTACTAGGTGTACTTTATACATCACCCAATAAGTCCTATGAAACTTCACGTCTGGCTACAACTGGCTGAAAAAAATTGCGCCCAATTCGCGCGACAGGTTGGCATCAATCAAGCCAAGCTGAATCGGTTTATTCGGGGCGTGGCGTTACCACGCATGGAAAGCATCGAAGAAATCGAAAAAGTCACCGGCGGGGCGGTTAAGGGCGAAGATTTATTGATACATTGGTTACATATTCAGCGGCAAAAACGGAAAAAAAACGCCACCGCTGAGGGTCATCATGAATGACCGTATAACCGCCGCCGCCTATAAAAAACTGATAAAGACCAAAAGCCGAAGCAAATACGGAAACACCCGCACCCCCTATAAGGGCCGCATGTACCACAGCCGCGCCGAGGCCGAATGGGCCCAGCGTTTGGACACCCTGCAATCCACGGGCGCGATCCTATCGTGGCTGCCCCAGTGCCCCAAATTCCCCCTGACCCACGAAGATAGGCCCCCCACCTACACGGCAGACTTTTTGATCTTTCTCAAAAACGGCCATGCCCTTGTGGCGGATTGCAAGGGCTTTGATACAGCCGAGTCCAAACTTAAACGCGCCATCGTGCAGGACAAATACGGCGTTTCGGTGTTCACGTCATGGACCGATTTGCAACAGGCCATCATGGGGGGCAGCCATGACGCATGAACGATGCGCCCCCTATGAAAACCTTGTCCGGCTGCATGAATGGCTGTGCCAGCGTGCGGGCAGCGATGGGATTGCCGTTTACCGATTGCGCGACGCTCAGGAAACCCTCTCCATAACCAAGGACTCCCTTAACCGCAGCCTGACCCGCTTGGCGTTCTACGGTGCCATCGAAAACGTGTCCCGCGCCAGCGTGGCCACCATGTTATGCCGCGTCGATCGTATCAATCCCATTTTTACCCCCATGGTGGGATCCAAAAAGGCCGTAAGGGTCACCGCGCACCGGCCAGAAAAAGAGGGGTACAGGCCCCTTCCTGAATTGACAGGCTATCGTGACCCCTATGAATGCTCGGGGCCGCTTCTTGCCCATTTAACGGGCAAAGCAAAAAAAGGCAGTGTTGTTTCCTTCAACCTTGATGACCTTGTCGCCTTTGGACACCAACACATTGTTATGGCCGCCCTGAATCACCTGTTTTTTAAAAGAAAAATTGCCCACATGCCCCCAACCCAAGGGGACAACCCAAAAAACTACACCGTCCGCATTTTGGAGGCCCCCCATGCCACCTAAACCCCCCAAAGACGAATCGTTCAAAGAATGGCTGGGCTACATGGCCCAGATCATGGACCGTGACGGCGAGGATTATGTCTTTGTGGTGGGCCTGCTGAATTATGCCCTAAGCAACGACGGATTGACAGACCGGCAAGCCAAATGGGCCAACCGCCTGATTTACCCCATACGCACCATGCTGGAAACCGCTGGCCTATGGCCGCCGCCCCAAAGCCCACCAGAAACCGATCCCGTGCAGGAACAAAAGGGGAATGTGGTGTTTTTACGGAAAAAGGAGGAATAGGGCCATGCAATACCTACGTGTTAAGAATTGGGAGAATTTCCAGCACTACAAGGACCGTTCGCCGCCATGGATAAAACTGCACCGTGACCTGCTGCGGGATTATGACTTTGCATGCTTGCAAGATGCTAGCAAGTTGCACCTGATGCTCATTTGGCTGCTCGCAAGTCAGATGGATAATCAGATCCCAGCCGATGCAAATTTTATAAAAAATCAGATCGGCGTTAAGGGTGAGATAAACTTTAAAGAATTGATTGATAAAGGGTTTTTAATAGATGATAGCAACGCGCTAGCATCATGCAAGCAACATGCTATGCCAGAGACAGAGACAGAGACAGAGACAGAGACAGAGGAAGAACCCCCTATAATCCCCCAAGGCAAAAAACCCGATTTGGGAATGAAAACGGTTTCCCAAGAAACCGAAAAAACAAAAGCCCATTTACCCGCCGTGGTAAACCACACCCTCCCTGTTCCCATTGCCACGCGATCCAAAGTCGTCAAAAGCGCACCCAAAGAACCCCGATACCGAGACGATCCGGAATTTATGCGCTTTTGGGAACAATATCCCAGAAAACGCAGAGGCGATCCCCATGCGGCCTACAAGACGTGGCAAGAGCTGATCTTGGCCAAAGAGGCCCACCCCGAAGACATCCTGCGAGGCTGCCTTATTTACGCCAACAGCCCCGAAGGATCAGGCGATTACAGCCAAGGATGCCAGCGATGGCTCAGTGATTACGGATGGATGAAAAACTACGCAACCCAAGGAGATCCCTATGCAAAATATAACCCCGTCAGAGCCATGCTTAACCTCCAAGACACAGGAGGAGACCTTAAGGAAGGCATTGATTACCTTGTCATTTGTGGTGAACGTGTCCTCATCTGATCAGTCCACAATGGAGCTGAAAATCAACGAGTATTGCCGATTAATCAAGCTGGAAGGATTCCCGCAAGATGCCGTCCTTATGGCGATTCAACGCCTAAAGGCCCGTATTAAATTTTATCCCACATGGCTAGAAATCAAGGACGAAATCGAAACATGCCTTTATGCCAAATCCCAGAAAACAGGGCAAAGCCTAACGGGTAACGAGATGCTAACCAAACTCTATGCTCTTCTCCCTGCCGAGGTGGACCGCTGGCAGGCCGAGGTGAATTTCCGCGCTGTGCAGCTGGTCTTTAAGCCAGACACGGTGGAAATTCACCCCGAAAAAGCCCCAGCGGCCTTCATGGTGGCCAAGTACGGGGGGTTTATGCGGCGCATTTTTACCCAAAAAACAATCATTTTCATTTCTGCCAAAGGCGCAACGGCCAGAGTTTAACCCACCCCAACCCCGAAAATTTAACCAAGGAGACAAAAAATGACCCAGACCTTAACCACACTACCAAAAAACACCCAAGACCTATCCCTTACCTATCTGGCAGCCAACCATGGGTATTCTATACCAGAGATAGAGCATGCCATATCACACTACGGATGGTGCGCCTTCCTGTTCGAGTCAATCGCCGAATGGGCCTTTTATGCCTTAACACGCACCCGTGAGGCCCTTAACCCTGCACCACAAGAGGCATAAGCCATGGCCAAATCCCAGACCTTCATCACCGTCAAAAGCAATTTGGATGATGTTTTAAAACAGTTTGATCAACTCACCACCCAGATGAAAGGTAAGGCCCTTGCCCGTGCCATGCGCCGCACAGGGGAACGCTCTCGGACCATCATGACCCGCGAGGTGCGCAAGGACTACAACGTGGCAGCAAGGGACATCAAGGCCACGATACGCATACGCCGCAACAGCGTCGGCAACACCATCGGGATCATCCTCGAATCCAAAGGACGACGCTTGCCCTTTGGTTACTTTGCCCCAAAACAGAACGCCGTCGGCACCACCGTCAAGATCAAGAAGGCCCGCAAGATGATCCCATCCGCCTTCCTAACCACCCTGCAATCCAAACAAGCCGTGGCCAAGCGTGAGGGCAAGGCAAGGCTGCCAATCCAACAGCTTTACACCATATCCATCCCCGAGATGCTCAGTGCCAAGTCAGTGAACGAAGCCGTGCTGAAAGCCATAGGCGAGGAGCTATCCCCACGCATCCTTGCCGAGCTTAACTACCAATTGCTGCGGGCCACAGGCAAGGTGCCAGCCCCCCGAGCCTACAGGTGACCCCCATGCGCCCCCACACAATTCACGGGTCCTACCCAGAGGTTCAGCCGCGCCTCGGTAACCAGCGCGAAAAAAATTTAGCCAGTGGATTCAAGGGTGGTTAAAGGTATGACCTTGGTTTCACAGGCAGAATTCGCAGCTATGATGGGCGTGTCGTCGCCAGCGGTGTTAAAGGCCATCAAAGCGGGTCGGGTGAAATCGTGGAAAGAGGTGGGCGGCAAGGTTCGGATTGACGCGGAAAAGGCCAAGGCGGAATGGATCGCCAACACGCAAAAGCGCACCCCGATTCAGGAAGAGATGCGGGGGGTGCAGGGCCCTAGCATCAATCAAAGCCGCACCATTTTGGAGGCCTATCGGGCCAAGATGGCCAAGGTGGACTATGACGAAAAGGTTGGGACGCTGGTGTTGGCGGATACCGTTAAGAAACAAGCCTTTGCCAGCGCAAGAGAGGCGCGGGACCGATTGATGAATATCCCCGACCGCGTAGCGGGGCTGGTGGCGGCGGAAAGCAGCGAGCGTGCGTGCCATGAGATTTTGATGCAGGAAATCAGGGCAGTGTGTGACGAATTGTCACGGGCTGGGGACGATAAGGGGGCGTTATGATGCAAGATGGGGCGGTTTTGTATGATGAATTTTACCGTGAAGGGTGGCGGCCTGATCCTGATTTGACGGTGTCGCAGTGGGCGGATACCTACCGCTTTTTGTCCAGCAAGGGGGCCAGTGAGGCGGGTCCGTGGCGAACGTCTCGGACCCCGTACCTGAAAGACCCTATGGATGATCTTTCGCCGTCAAGCCCTGTGCAGCGGGTGGTTTTGATGTTTGCCAGTCAGACCGGAAAAACGGAAACGGGGAATAACTGGCTGGGCTACATCATGCACTTTGCCCCCGGCCCCATTCTGGCAGTGCAGCCCACGGTGGATATGGCCAAGCGGCTATCCAAACAGCGGATCGCCCCTATGATTGACGAAACGCCAGCCTTGCGCGGGTTGGTGTCGGCCCCAAGGGCGCGGGATGCCAGCAATACGATGCTGGTGAAAGAGTTTCGGGGCGGGTTTTTGATTATGACGGGGGCCAATTCGGCCAGCGCGTTGTCATCCATGCCGGTGCGGTATCTGTTTTTGGATGAAGTGGACCGTTACCCCGCCGACGTGGAAGAGGAAGGCGACCCTGTGTTGCTGGCAGAGCAACGCACCAACACCTTTTCACGGCGGAAAATCCTGCTGACATCGACCCCCACAATCAAGGGCCTTTCCCGCATTGAGACGGAATTTAAGGCCAGCGATCAGCGGTTTTATTTTGTGCCCTGTCCCCATTGCGGGCATGAACAAACCTTGGTTTGGGCGGGGATTAAGTGGCACAAAGAAAACACCCGCGATGTTTGGTATGACTGCGAGCAATGCGCGGGCCGGATCGAGGAACATCACAAAACCGCCATGTTGGCGGCGGGGCAGTGGCGGGCCACAGCAGAGGCGGAAAGACAAAAGACGGTGGGGTATCATCTGAATGCCCTGTACTGCCCCGTGGGTTGGCGGTCTTGGGCGGATATTGTGGGGGGATTTTTGGATGCCAAGAGCAACCGCGAGCGTCTGAAAACGTGGGTCAACACGGTTTTGGCAGAATCGTTTGATGATGAGTACACCTCGGTTTTGGATTCTGACAATCTGGCCAGTCGCTGTGAATTTTACGACCCCATGACGGCCCCCGAGCCAGTGTGTCTGGCCACGGCGGGGGTGGACGTGCAGGACGATCGTCTGGCGGTGGTGATTCGGGGCTGGGGCGCGGGGGAACAATCGTGGCTGATTTACCACACCGAGATTTACGGCGACCCCGCCCTGTCCAACGTGTGGGTCCAATTGAAATCCCTGCTACAGTCCCCGATCCAGCACGAACTGGGGGCGACCCTGACCCCCCGCATTGTGGCCATTGACAGCGGTGGACACCACACGCAGCAAGTGTATGCCTTTTGCCGCGATCACAAGCGCACCTTGGGGGCCGTGGCGATCAAGGGGCAATCGCAAGCGGGCAAGTCCCCCGTGGGTCGGCCTGTGAAAGTGGATTTGAACTACAAGGGGCAGGCGATCAAAAAGGGGGCGGAGCTGTATCCGGTGGGATCCGATACCATAAAAAGCACCATTTACGCCCGCCTGAAATCTGCTGAAGGGGAAGGCCAGTACCACTTTTATCATGGGGTTGGGCCAGAGTATTTTAAACAGCTGACGTCAGAAAGACAGATCATTCGTTACCGCAACGGGTATCCCAAAAAGGAATGGACGAAAAAAAGCACGGACCGCAACGAGGCCCTTGACTGCGAGGTTTACGCCTACGCCGCCCTGCACGTCCTGTACATGCACGCGGATCGGACCCAGATTTGGAAGGTCTTTGCGGATCGGTTGCAGCCCAAGGCTGAGGCGACTGTTGCTGCCCCATCGTCGGCACCTGCCTCGACAAAGACCACACGCGCACCGGCCATCCACACGCGGCGCAGTGCGTTTACGGATAGAGTTTTAGGGAGATAAAAAATGCAAAAAACCAATTTTTTTCTCGGCGATTGCCTTGATGTTTTGAAAACGTTTGATGACAACAGTTTTGATTCCATTGTGACGGATCCACCATACGGCCTATCTTTTATGGGGAAAAAATGGGATTACGATGTCCCAAGTGTTGAAATCTGGGTCGAGTGTTTTCGAGTCCTAAAGCCCGGAGGCCACTTGCTCGCTTTTGCGGGTACACGTACACAACATCGCATGGCTGTGCGGATTGAGGAAGCAGGCTTTGAAATCAGGGACATGATCGCATGGGTGTATGGGTCGGGGTTTCCAAAGTCGCATGACGTGAGCAAGGCTATCGACAAGGCGGCGGGTGCGGAGCGGGAGAAAATCCGCAGACCAAGTGCGGCCACCGCATACAGCAGCGCGGCAGGCAATTTTCGCCCATGGATGGAGCGGGCGCAGGAACTCGGCTACACAGAAGTTGATGGAGACAAACCCGTCACCGAAGCTGGCCGCCAATGGCAAGGCTGGGGCACTGCCCTGAAGCCCGCTTTGGAACCCATCACCGTGGCCCGCAAGCCGCTGGTGGGGACCGTGACGGGGAATGTGTTAGCGTGGGGCACGGGGGGGTTTAATATAGATGAAACACGGATCCAAATCGAAAAAGAAACAGGCTGGGGTGGGAGTCCCAGTAACGGATATTCCGGTAGGTTAGACCAAAACCTAGATGCAAGGCCAGTACAAGGCCGCTGGCCCGCAAACCTGATCCACGATGGCAGCGAAGAGGTTTTGGGGTTGTTCCCTGAAACAGGTAAAAGTAGCGGCCACCCGCGGAACAATAAACCTAGCACCTTTAACGTTAGCGTAAGATATCCCTCTCTGGGCGTAACTGACGACGGCGGTTCTGCCGCCCGTTTTTTTTATTGCGCTAAAGCCAGTAAACGGGATCGCAATGATGGTTTGGATAATATGCCCTTACAAGATGTTCACCGGTACAATGCGGGCATTGGTGAAGGTAAAGAACCGGACACCCCAAGCAAAGATCAAAACCATCATCCCACCGTAAAGCCCACAGACTTGATGCGGTATTTGGTGACGTTGGTCACGCCGCCAGACGGTCATGTTTTGGATCCGTTTATGGGGAGCGGGTCCACAGGGAAAGGGTGTGTTCAAGCGGGTTTTTCGTTCACAGGGATTGAGATGGATAATGGCTATCTTGAAATCGCCAAGCGTAGGATTGAACACGAAAAGGAAAAAAAGAGGCAAGAGGCCCCTTTGCTAGAGGATGGGTACATTTTGCCCACCCCCTAAAAAAACCCTTGGCAGCGGTGTTGCCTACGCCATGCTGGGGGTATGAGTATCCCTAGCACCCTGATTTCCGGCGATTCTTTGACGTGGCTGACGGCGGCGGGTGTGGATACTGTCACCGGATTGCCGATTGATTCCGCCGCATATACGTTGGCCACAAGTTTTCGCGGATCGGGGGGCAGTTTGGATGTGACCGCCACCACCTCGGGCACGGGGTGGAGTAGCACCATCACGGCGGTGCAGTCGGCGGGGTTGCCTGCTGGGGTTTACCAATGGGCCAGCTATGCCACAAAAACGGGCGTGCGGGTGACGCTGGAAACAGGCACGTTGACCGTGACCCCCAACTTGGCCACGGCCAACAGCACCTTTGAGGCGCGAACCCACGCCCGCCGGATGCTGGATGCCATCGAGGCCATGCTGGAAAACCGGTCCACCAAAGAACAGCAAGAATACACCATCGGGACGCGGTCCCTGAAATATATCCCAATTTTGGAACTGATGCAGTGGCGTGATCATTATAAGCGCGAGGCCTTTGCCGATCAGCAGGCCGAGCGACTGGCCAAGGGCCTGCCCACCCACAACCGTTTGTATGTTAGGATGCGGTAAGATGGGGTTTTTTAGGAAAAAACAGCCGCCTACCCCTACGCCCCAGCCCGCGCCTGCGCAACCCGTATTTTTTCCCCGCTATCACGCTTTGGTGCCTTTTTTTCGTGAAATTCGCAATTTCAGCGCGGGGGTTGTCACCCGTTTAAACGATGTGTTTACGGGGTCTTTTGGAACCGTCAACAGTGATTTGATGGGGCAACTGGAACTGATGCGGGCGCGGTCGCGGTCCCTGATGCGGGACAATAACCACGCTAAGCGGTTTATCCAAATGTGTGCCACCCACATCGTGGGGCCCAACGGGTTTTTGTTAAACGTGCAAGGGCGGCGCGGGGGCAAGCTGAATCAGAAAACCAACGATCTGATCGAAGATAGTTTTTACAAATGGGCGCGGCGCGGGGTGTGTGAATCCACGGGCCATTTGTCTTTTGTGGGTGTGCAGGAATTGCTGGTGAAAACCCTTGTCCGTGACGGCGAGGCCATTGTGAAAAAGATTAAGGGCACCGCGGCGGGCAACGCTTGGGATTTTGCCCTGCAGGTTTTGGCCGTGGACCGTTTGGACACGGGGCTGAATAAGCGTTTGGACAACGGCGGCATCATCAAAATGGGCGTGGAATTGAACGCCGTGGGGCGGCCTGTGGCGTACCATTTCAAGGGATCCAACCCCGCCGAGGTCTACACGGGCAACGCCCTGCAACAGAAAACCGAGCGTATCCCCGCGGATCAGATCCTGCATATCTTTTTGCCCCTAGAGCCCGAGCAAGTGCGGGGGGTGCCATGGATGCACACGGCCATGGAAACCCTGCAAAAGCTGGGGACTTTTCACGATGCGGCCCTGATTGCGGCCAACGTGGGGGCCGCCAAGATGGGGTTTTTCACAACAGCCGAAGGATCATCACTGGGTTTGGCCGATAGCCAAGACAGCCAAGGGCGATCGATAACAACGGTGGAGGCGGGCGTGATTGATTCTTTGCCCGCGGGAACAACATTCCAGTCTTTTGACCCAACATATCCCGAGGCCAACTATGGCCCCTTTGTAAAGTCGTTTTTGCAGGCGGCGGCCTCGGGTCTTGGGGTGTCCTATGCCACACTGGCGAACGATCTGGAGGGGGTCAATTATTCGTCCATTCGGGCTGGCGTTTTGGAAGAGCGCGACAACTGGATGCTGCTGCAAAACTGGTTTGCTGAGGCTTTTTTAATCCCTGTTTACGAAGCATGGCTGGACATCGCGATTTTGAAGGGCCTGATTCTTAGTGATCGCGGCATACCCTTGTCCGTTCGGGATCGGGGGGAGGCCATGCGCCACGTCTGGCAAGGCCGCCGCTGGGCGTGGGTGGACCCGCTGAAGGATATTG